AGCTTGGGAGCTCTGACTAGCAAGAGGTAACCTGAGCCTGGTCCCGACACACACACACACACCACAACAAAACACACATTTCAATCGAATGCGTGCTGAACGGTACTCTAGGGCCGCCCGTAACAAGGTGAAACCTGGTAGGACCTCAGTGGCGCCTATTGTACAACACCATGGTGACGAGTATGATGACCTCGAAGCTGAAGATGGATGTCTATCGGTCATTCCCGTTCGGGAATATGTTGAAAATGTGCCGCAACACTTTGATGAGTTCAATGAGACCCGTGATGAGTCACCGATAAATTCGGTGAACCAATTGGGTCCCTGCATCGAAGGCGCGGTACCATTAGTTACTACCAACGACTTTGACTCCTACCTCGCAGCCTTCAACAAGAGGTCGAACGCTCAACCCGCCAAGGACGATAATTGCTCGCCTGAGTTTCAGCGAGCCGCGTTAAACCTTTGGGAAAACCTCGGGCAACGCGTTCAATGGGATATGTTCGATGTAGACGATGCCACGGTAGAGGAGTGGCTGCTCACACAACCTAGCTCGAAGCGCAAACGCATGTCAGAAGCACTAGACATGATGTTTGTTCACGAGGGTGATGCAGCATACCTTGCCGAGAAATCCCTCTCAGTCAAAGTTGAGGTCTTACTTAAAAGGTATGACCCAAGCTGGGCGCCCAGGTTGATATATGCCGGAAACGAGGCATTCAACGCACTAACTGGGCCGGTCGCTATGATCATCAATAAGCGACTAAAGCAAACTTTCTCTGAGCATCGTCTAGGTCCAGTTGATTTCCGTATGGCATATGGGTCCGACGATGTTCAACTGGCCACTCATCTTGAATTAAACTCGAACGAGTTCAAGCATGGGGCTGAAGGCGATTTTTCTGCCAATGATCTTAGGCAGAGAGAGTTCGCGGCCGACTTATTTGATTCGGCAATTGGAGTTTTGGGTGCCCCTGATTGGTTCAGGAAGTTGCTTCTGGATCAGAAGCTCTACACTGTATATTCACAACCTTTTGGGCACCGGGCGGAGTTGGCACATCAACTCGCTACTGGTACTACTATAACGACACCAAGAAACACTATTTGGAACGCGACAATTTTCGCGAGCTACTGTATGGCTACGGGCAACCGTGGATGTGCATTGGTTCTCGGAGATGACTTAGCGGCGATGGTCCTCAAGCTTATCGACTGCAATCATTGGTCACAATGGGTTGCAGACGGGTCAAAGATGAAGCTGACTGGATGTACGCCAAAGCTCAATGGGGAAATGACATTCCTGTCGCGTCGTATATGTGTTGACACCGAAATACCCTGCATGATGCCCAAGCTTGGGAAAGCGTTGGCGCGCTTCAATGTGCGCGCCAGCAAGAACCAGGCAGTGTCCGACTCCGCCTATATGGCTGGCAAGGCGCTGTCCTATGCGTACGAATTCAGGCATTTTCCGTATTTCAGGGACCTTTTCTTGAGACGTTATGAGTTAGAGGATGACAATGGCAACATTTCATTGTCGGAAGTTTCATGGTTTTCGCGCAAGGAATTGTATCTTGACGCTCTCACCCAACAGGAGATGACTAATCGACTGTTGGAATCTGCACGAAGCTGTAAAGTTTTGGTCAGTGAGGATGAAGAGATCGAACTCTTGTTGGACGCATACGGAGACTTCTTCGACGTTGTAGGCGCTCGCCGTTTAGCCAGGAGGATAATTACTGGGCAAACGGTGGAATGTCTGCCTAACATTGATGGACTCGAACTCGACTGGTAATCAACCGTCATGGTCATGGATTTTTGGACACAGGCAACTGAGGATGCTCCTACTCGTTTCTAATTGTGAG